TCACAGACCCCAAAAAAATTAGTAATTTATGATAGTTTCGACTATAAAATAGATAGGGAGGAGTTTATGAACTCTTTAGAAGCAAAATTAGAGCGGAAAGCATTAGCCTACGAACGCTCTATAAACGAAGCCACGCTTCGTTATCTGACAATAGGCAAAATAATGAAGGAAACGTTTGATACGGCTCTCAAAAAGCCTATAAACGTCAAATTCAAGGCGATTAAGAAGTCGAAGAGCAAGGATAATTATATCTTTGTGACCAGCGACTTCCACTATAACGGGGACGAGACCCTATTAGAGCACTTTAACACAGTGTATAATCACATTCTTGCCAAGCAAAGGGAATTTGGGTTCACAAACATCACGTTGTTGGAATTAGGCGACACCATTGACGGCGGTAGTCTAAGAACAAGTCAACTTATGGCGATTAAGAAGGGGATGGTGTTTCAGATTATTGATGTGGCAAAGGCATATGCAGATTTAGTCACAAAGTTGTCTGAGACGATGACGGTAGACTTCTGGGTAGTGACGTCATCTAACCACACTCAAATCCGTCCACTCGGGACTGAACGAAATGAGTTGGTGGATGAAGACCTGATGTATGTGTTTGCGTCATATATTGGCACAGCAACGAAAGGCAACAAGCGCATTAAGGTGTCTTGGGGTAAAGACTTTATTATACCCGTCACCTCTAAGCACAAGATGTTTGTTGCGCACGGGCACTTGGTGGGAAATAAGAAGGAAGGCTACCTGCAAGAGTTAGCGTATCACCGCGGAGTGAACTTTGATTATGGGCTGTTTGGGCATTATCACCACTACCGAGAGGTCACCCTTTACGACGGAGGGAACTGCAACAAAAAGGTGTTCTATGCGCCAAGCATGTCCACACTCACAAGCACGTATGAGAATGACCGTAATATGTCATCTCACCCAGGCATGTTGTTAATGGTATTCAATGCGGAAAGAGGGCATAGATACTGTGAGGAGTTATTTATTTAATGGGCAAAAAGAAATTAGTTAAGATTTATTATCTCTACGAAGATAAAGGTAAAGAGGTAAAATTTATTGGTCGCTATGCAAGTAAGCATAGGACCGAAGCGGCGGCATTAGGGCTAGGACTGAAAAACTGGTTCTATGAAACCGAGGAGAGGGAAGACAAATATCACGATGAATAAAACGTGTAAACTTTGTGCGGCAGGGGAGATGGTCAAACCTGATGGTAAGAAATATGCTGTTTGCAATCTTTGTAATGCAACAGAGATACTTTATCATCCGCAACCTCACCAAGCACAGTTTCACAAAGACCCACACATTTTCAAAGCAATTTTCGGCGCATACGGCAGTGGAAAAACAACCACTGCTGTTATGTCTATTGTGGAACACGTATTAAATGTTTCACACGGGCGAACGGCGCTACTTGCTCCAACGATGCAACTTTTAAAGGAAACGAGTTATAATGAATTAATGCGTTATCTTCCAGAGAAGCATATTAAATATGAGACGAAGACAAAAGGTGAAGAAAAGATTGTTCTTAAAAACGGTCATGAAATTCTCCTGTTGCCCAGCAACGACGCTGAGAAAATTCGTTCGCTTAACTTAACTGCGTTTTATTTAGAAGAAGCGTCTAACTCAAAATACGAAGTGTTCGTTGAACTGTCTGCACGTTTAAGAAACGAGGCGGCGGTTGAGTACGAGATAGACGAGAATGGTAATAAGAAAGTTAAACGTTCAAGATTGTTAGGTCTGTTGTGTTCTAACCCAGATAGCGGGTGGATACGTACAGAAGTACTATACAAATCCGATAAGGTCTATGCGTCGATTAACTATCCACGCGACCCACAATATAATCCTTATCTAAGTACGCACTTACATTCGAGTTTCCAGAATAAGTATCTAGACCCAGATTTCCAAACTCGTATTGGGCGAGGAAAACCTGACTGGTGGGTGAAGCGTTATATCTACGGAAGTTTCGAGTATTCAGAAGGCTTAGTTTATCCGACATTCTTAGAAAATGTCGTTGAGCCGTTCTCAATTCCACCAAACTGGAAACGGATGTTTGGAGTTGACTTCGGACTTCGCGACCCGACGGTGATGATTGGACTAGCCATCGACCCTGATAAAGGTATCGCGTATGTGTATGATGAACATTATGAGGCGGAGAAACCTGTCAACCATCACGCAACAAAGATGATGGAGATGGTGAAGAAGGTACCACCAGGAATGATAAACGGGCAGATTGTAGCCGACCCGAGTGGTAAAAACCGCAGGGGAACTAATGGACGAAGTTATTTCGGACATTATGCAGAGTATGGGCTGTGGTTCAAAGAAGCAGTCAATAACTTAGACGCAGGTATTATGAAAGTATTTACTTACTTCGCGCTTGGTAAATTGAAGGTAATGAATAATTGCTTCAACACCATTCGAGAGGGGCGAGAATATAAATACGTAAGCAACGGACTGGATTTAGAAAAGAACCGTGGTGAAAAACCAAGCGATGCTAATAACCACGCAATGGATGCACTGCGATACGTTATTCAAGAACTACCAGATAATCCAGAAGATTTGATTAATGAGGTTTACTTCAATACGAAGTTGACACAAAATTATAGTTTCAAGTTCCCCAAAGAACTGCAAGAAACAGAAGAGTCTACTGATAAAGGTTGGTATAACTCGTTCTAGGAGGAACAATGAAAAAACAAATATTATTATTAACCGCGATGACAGCAGTCGTCCTGCTCATCGGTATTGACGCGACGACCGTTAGAGCGGACTCTCCTCCCGTTAGTTCGCTCTACACGCATAACTTTAACAACGCGACCTTCTACGCCCCCGACGGCGTAACGGCGCGTTCCAGCAATAGCGGATATAACGAACACATTGTTCGGGATATTTGCGGAAGAGATTGGCATATAACAATGGGACAAAAGTTTGGTGGTGAAGCATATCTAGGGTGGAACAACGTTCAGTCGCGTGCGGAAAGTAGCACGGCACTTGTTCATAGCAGATATCAAAATGTATTTACACCCACCACGGGCGTGTATTATTCCGCCATTGGAACAGAGTTTGAATTTGAAAACGCATTAAGTGTTGAGTTTCAATACACATCTGCGTACGCCGCTGGTAAACCAATTTATATCTTGTTATCGGAAGACTCAGGTGCAAGTTGGTCGATTGTCTTGCAAACAACAACCATTGATATCTTTGGGACAACAACGCCGTTTGTGTCCGTAAAGCATACGTTTACAGAAGCGGTCGAAATGGCAAGGTTTGCCTTCGTTCAAAACTTCAACAGTTTCTCAAATAGCAACGGCAGAATTAAGATGACAAACGTCATCGTGGAGGTAGCATAGTGGACTATGTCGTGATTGGATTGGCGAGTTTCTTATTCGGGTTTATCCTTGCAGGAATATTCAAGATTGACGTGAAGATTTCTAAAAAGGAAGATTACGAAAAGAAGGTCAAAGAGTTAGAGAAGATTATCGCTGGGTTTGAAAAAGACCCCGTCGTTTATCGAAAAGATGAACTATTCCCAGCAGATTTAAACAGGGATTACGGAATTCCTAAGGATTTAAAGTAATATGGAAAAGATAAAATATGAAGCAAAGGCTAGAAAAATTTGGCAAAAAGCGAAAGACGCGATTGATTTTCGGCGCCAAAAGAAAGACGCAACGTGGCGTGAACTAGATTTGTTTGACCGCGGTCAGCAATGGGACGAGAAGGGTAATATGCCTTCTTGGATACCAAAACCGTCCAGCAATTATATCAATCACGTTAAGAAACTCAAAACAGGGGAACTGTTGATTGATAGTTATTTAGGTGAATTAAAACCATTAGCACCTGAGCAAGCAGACAATATCTTCTTGCTTCAAAAGTCGTATGAACAACTTTGGGAAAAACTAAACGTTCGATATTTCATTCAAGAAACTATCCGAACATCTCGTTTGTTAGGAACAGGTATTCTCTACGTTGGTTGGGATGAAAACTATCTTGGCGGAACCAGAGGTCATTTATATCAAGGTGAAATCTTACTGACTCCGATTGAACCATCTACATTCTTTGTAGACCCACAAGCGTTTGATTTAGAAGAGGCGCTTTACTGTGGTACGTACACGCGCACGACGGTAGACCATATCAAAGCAGACGCAAGCATTGAAGCGTCGGCTAAAAAGAAGTTTGTTGAAAATCGTAAGAATAATCAATACGCCAGTGAAGACCAAGGAACCCGTGGTGAAATCTACGGCAACCGCGACTACTCCTCTTATCAAGAAGATGTGGTTGACTTGATTACGTATTACGAAAAAGAAGTCAATGATGAAGGTGGGTTTAGTATTAATGTGACGTATGTTGCAGACGGTATTATCCTCAAAGAAGTCAAAGGTATTAAACCTAATGTATTCCCGTTTGTTATCTTGCATCAATATAAACAACGTCAAGATTTCTGGGGTATTAGTGATTGCCAACTCATCTTACCAAACGTTAAGATGATTAATAAAATTCAATCCATCATTGGAACGATTGCGACGCTTTACCAAAATCCTCAAAAGATTGTGTATGAAGGTGCGGGTATTGACCCACGTATCGTTTCTAAATATGGAAATGCTTATGGTCTGGTTTACTTATCTAAACACCCAGATTTACAAAACGTTATCAAAAACGTAGAAGTTGCAGATATTCCGATGGCGTTAATGAACTACATTGAGTTCTTAAAACGAGACATTCAAGAGTTCACTGGTTTAACGGATATTGCCACAGGTCAAGGTGCGGGTTCATTACAGACCTCAACAGGTGTTCAGAGTTTAATTGAACGCTCGCTGGTCGGAAACCAAGACGAGTATACCTCGTTTGAACGGTTCTTAGAACGGTTAAGTTATATCATTATTCACTTAGCGATTGAGTACTATACCGATGACCGTTTAATGCGTATGAAGTCGGAAGACCCAAATGGTGATGTGGAGTATGAGTATATCCCATTTACGGCAGAATTCTTTAAAGAAATTGCCTGGGACTTCTCGATTGACATTACCGCAAAGTTAAAACATACGGAACAAAGCAATCAGGAAAAGATGAAGATGTTGTCTGAGTGGCAGTTGCAATATGCACCAGATATATCTATCGTAACGCCTGAGGATATGATTAAGGCGTTCAATCCTGCTAACCGAGACGTCATCCTTGCCCGTATTGAGCAAGAACGTCAACAAAAGTCTATGGAAAACGCTCAGGCGATTGCCCAACAGATTATGCAGGCGATGGAACAGGCACAAATTGAACAGATGCAAATGGAACAGGCGCAACAAGCCGCTATGCCACAACCGATGGAAGGTGGGGGTATGGAACAAGGCGCCCCAATGCCTCCTGAGATGCAGGTTGCCCAACAACGTCAAATCGACCCAATGCAGATGATTACCCAAATCATCTTCCAAGCCCTAAATCCTCAAAAACAAGGACAAGGCGGTATCGGAGACGTTCAGAAACGACAACAAGGGCTACCTCCCGAAGGTATGCCACCTGGCGGGATGCCAATGTAATGAAGAGAGGGGGAAACCCCTCTTTTTCATACATGATTGTATAGGTTTAGTAAAAAGTTAGTTGACACTTAACAATTTACTATTTTATGCAGTAAATACTTTACCCAAGTAAAGTGATAAAGTAGTAAAGTGATACAAATTTTTAGTAGTAATTTAGTACCCTTTATAGTATAAAATTAGTAGGAAGGTGTTGTGCGATGTCCAAATCGCATAAAACAGAGTATGTACAACATAAATTCCTGCTGTAAAGTCGTCGCTTACAGTGTATCCTCAGGACGAAGAGGGAAGGAGCCGAAATGGCTAATGACAAAGAGAAGTTTGATGTAAGTTCGTTTCTAAGCAGTTTTGATAAGGAGTTTACGGCAAGCACGGCTGTAAAGGAAGAGGCAAAGCCTGATGTACAGGTTGAACAACCTTCGGATGGTGAAAAACCGCCCGAACCTGAAAAAGTCGCAACGGAGGAAACTCCCGTAGTGACAGAAGAAAAACCCGCCGAAGACAATACAGAAGTTCCCGTAGAAGAACCTGCTAAAACTGAGGAACCCGTTGTTCCAACGATAGAAGCGGTTAATGACCCAGATTTACACAAGCGAAACGAAGCCTTTAAAAAACTTCGTGAAGAAAAAGAAAAACTCGAAGCGTCTGACAAATTCCTTGCTGAGTTGGCTAATCAGTATGGCGTTACGAAAGACGAGTTGATAAAGAAGTTTAAAGACGAGCAGTTGACTAAACAGGCTAAGGAAAGTGGTATGTCGGTTGAGCAATTCAAACGATTACAACAACTTGAACAGCAAGTTCAGACAATAAGCCAAAAATCACAACAAGACGCGTTCAACTTTGAAGCGGAACGGCTTGTGCAAAAATATAATATTCCAGCAAACCAAGTGAACGAGGTTTTTGGAAAAATTGGCGCTCTCGGAATAGATGTCCTTGCTAACCCAAAACTTCTTGAAGTTGCGTATAAAGCATTGAACTATGATGTTGCTTTGCAAAAGGGTCGACAAGCGCAACTCGAAGAAACTAAAAAACGTAGGGAAACGACCGCAAGTCCTTCCTTAGGTACCAAAGGTCCCAATGTCGACACGTCCTCATCCGATGACGACGCCGATATTGATGCGTTCTTAAAAGAAAAACTCGGAAAATAAATTAAAATCATAGGAGATTATAAAACATGGCTGTTTCAAACTTACAAACAACCACTGTCGTAAATAGCACTGGAACTACCTCAGGAACCCTGAAACCAGACGCCTATTATGATAAGTTGTTGCTTAAAATGCTCCGCCAACTCAACTTTGAGTTCGCGAAGTACGCTGTCGAAAAATCGTTACCCCGTAATTATGGCGATACCATTAACTGGCGTCGTTATGTGAAACTTTCCCCAACGGCAATTCCTTTAACCGAAGGCGTTACCCCCGAAGGAAAAGAAATCAGTGGTTCGTCTATCACTGCTGTCATCGCCCAATATGGTGATGTCATGTACTTGTCCGACTTAGTCGAACTTGAACAATTAGACGATGTCAAACGCGAATATGCGGTTGAATTAGGCTTCCTTGCAAAAGAAACGCTTGACTTAATCGTTCGTAACGTGCTTGTTGCCGAAGGTTCTGCCTTCTTCGCCGCGAGCCGTGCTGGATTAGGAACTCTTGCTTCTGGTGACAAACCAGCAGTTGATGACTTCCGCAAAATCACCATTGCGATGAAAAAAGCCTTCTTAGGTGGAAACCGCAAGGCTGGTGGTAAATATGTTGCCTTAGTTTCGCCAGAAGTTATGTTTGACTTATTTGACGATGAACGTATGCAAGACTACATGGACTTTGGTCAATCCAATGCTCCGTTTGGTGATGGCATGGTTGTTGAAATGTTCGGTATCCGTTTCGTGGAAGTCTTAAATGCTCCTACGGCACAAAACGATGCTGTGACTGCTCATGACTCTATCGTTATCGGTGAAGAAGCCTATGCGATTACGAAACTTGAAGGTGCTGGATTATCCATCATTACGAAGGGCTTAGGCTCTGCTGGTGTGGAAGACCCCCTCAATCAACGTCAATCTATGGGTTGGAAAATCAATGGTTTCGGCGCTCGCGTTCTTAACAACGAAGCCGTCGTTAACTACTGGTCCGTTCCTGCCAGTGCTTCATTAGAAGCAGGCGACTTATTCAAGAAGAGTGAAGTTGTGACGATTACCTTCGCGTATGCGACTGGTTCGACCGCTTCTAACTTTGAAATCTTAGACGCAACTATCCCAGCCTATAAGGGTGAAGATGGATTATCTGTGTTAACTCGCGCGATTGAATTAGGTTATATCGTTGGCTTACCAACTGCTGGATTAAAGACCTGGCGTGAAGCTGCGAAGACCAATGACGACTCAGCAGTGGAAATCTCCGCTTCTAAGACCGTCTATCTCTCGCACACTGCTTAATCAGTATAACTAAATAAAGGGAGGCAATTATATGCCATCAGAAAAGAAAATCAATACAACTATTAAATTAAAAGAAGGTCAAATCACGAAACCGCAAGCGGAATTAATGAGCGACCTTGAAAGAGCGGGAACGGCTACGGGTTCCAAGATGGTTGACATCTTTGTTCCAGAAGTTTACAAAGCGGCTTTTGGAAACCCAATGACATTTAGTGTCAACGGTGTTCGCGTAGAAATCCCAATCGCCAAAAAGATTAAAGTTCCTGAATTACACGCCCTACACGCTCAACGCTTGATGAAAGCGGCGGTGTTGAATAAAACCCAACGTCGATTGAAGCCTGACGAAGTGTATAAAGACTAAGTCTCAGCCCCCTCTTCGGAGGGGGTTTGGTTATGACCGAATAGAGGTAAATGACTCAAAGAGGTCACCACAGGAGAATTAATGAACATATACGAATTATCCAACTATGTAAACCAAGACGTTGACGATACATTCCCTGTTGAAGATATCGTTCGCTGGTTTAATAAAGCAATCGCCAATTACAATCTAATGTCTCCGCTAACGACATATCCTATGTCGGTTTTAGATGATGAAGGCACATCATGGGATGGAACAGGACAATATCCTAGCCATTCTACAACCCCATACCCACTTGACGATAACTTTATGTTAGGCGTCATGTTGCCTTTTATATCAGCCTCGGTTAGAGGTCAAGAGTCTTCTCTTAGCGACAAACAAATGTTTCTTAGCGAATTTATCACAAATGCTAAGTTATTTAAGTCTGGAAGCAACGTCCCAGCAGAATATTTAAGAATACAATCTTCCACAGATTTGGACAAGTATCAAATCGGAGAAAATGTCTATGTCTCAGATATGAGTTTCGCCCCTTTTAAGAATGATTGGACAAGTAAAACAACTAAACTACCTGAATTTGAAGAAGACGAGGAAGAATAATGGCGCGTTATCTATACGACGTTGATACTTTACAACGCTACATTGATGTCCATAAGCAGTTTCAAGGCGGTTTAAAAACCGTTGATACGGACGACTCTTTAAAGGATGTTTACCTTAGAGAGGCAGAAAACGTATCTTTAAGCGAATTTAACTTCATTGAAAAGCGTTATGGCACACATAAATTAGCAGAACATAAACCCTGGACGTCGTTAGAAGACTCTAACTCACCGCTCCAAGGTTATTTTGAGTATTACGTTGATGCCAACACCATTCACAAAATTATTGCTATTGAAGGTCAATTTTATATTGACCAGGGTTCTGGGTTTCAAGTTATTGATACGTTTTGGTTGCCCGAAGACTCACCAAACACAAATTTAAGTTCTTTAAATCTTTACCCAAAAGAAACTGCTACTGAAATATACAGTGGTTCTACTTTTGGAACTCAGGTTCCACGTTTTTTAGAAACAGTCCCAACTTCAAGCACATTTGGTTTATTAAATCAAAAATATTATGTTTTTTCAAACAACTCTTATTATCAATGCACATCAGCCAGCGCACCAACATACGGCTGGACTAATTTGTTTTTTACAGACCCAAATCAAGACTATCCAGCAAGTGGATTTGTTCAAAATAAGTATTATGAAGACGAAAGAACAAGTGTAAGATATAAATGGGTATCTTCAAGCGCTAAAACAGGTGATATGGTTGTTGACACGACAACCTATGATGAGGCTGAATTTCAAAAAACAAGAAGTGTTGAGGGTGTTAGAATAGACGACAAACTTTACATCGCAACAGGAACTTACCCTGTTTATTATAAAGGCGACGGTAAAATATATGTTTTACCACAATACGAACACTCAGATTTAGACCTTCAAAATTTAAGTTATAATTTAAACGCTACGGACATTGGTTCAGAGTTAAATGCGACTAAAAATATTACTATGTCTTCTTCGCAAGGTCCGACGTATAATGGTGCGGTTGAAGTTCGTTCTTCAATATTTAAAGAAGTTGTAAAGTATCCTAAAATAGCATACCAACTTGAAGATGGTAGTATTACTTTTAAATTTGCTTATCATTTGTATAATAACTCCACATACAATTATTGGACCTCGGGCGTTAATCAATTTGCAGATGATTTTATTCCTTCTTTGTTTACAAACGAATATGTAAAATATTCATCAACAGGAACACCTTTATATTATACAATTACAGACAAACGTTTTCAATTAGAATTTGGTTATACGATTTTTAGAAAACCAGCAGGAACGATTGACTCGTTTTACGAAACTGTATTATCACCTCGTATTTTTACAAACAACAACACAGGAAGTGGAAGTTCTCCTGACTTTGGTGCAACGCTTTTTCCGACATCTTCTACAACAATACCTAACAACGTAACCGCCGTAGTAAGAAACCCAATCGCGGGATATTGGGACTTTAAAATTGCTTTCTGGGTAAAAGAAACATCTTTTAGATACGTAAAAAATATAGATGGAACTGATGACAGAAGTGTGGTTCCTGCCAAGTATACGGACACAACATATTATGACGCAACGGTTTTTTCAGATGTTTGGGTCACCCCAGAAGAACTTACGGACTATACGGAAGAACCTTATACGTCTTTAAAATCTTATTCTTGCAATCGAATTACTGAACATAACGGTCGTTTAGCACTTTTTGGTCATCCAACAGCGACGGATTACATCTTTTTTAGCACGGCAAGTGCAAAAGAATACTTCCCATATTTTTATTCTATTCAGTTTAATAACGACCTAAAAGAACCTATTAATGCTATCACCAGATTTATGAATATCCTGGTTGTTCAATCGGATAGTTATACTTGGGGACTTAAAGGCGACTCACCACTACCGCTATCTGCACTTGAAGGCGACGTTTACCGTAAAATAACCATTAACCCGACTATCGGGTGTATTGCGCCTTACAGCGTTAAAAACGTTCGCAATCAATTATATTTCTTATCAAAAGAGGGTATTTTTACACTACGTGCGTTGTATGCCGAGGATAATCGGTATAACGTAGACCCGATTGACCGTAATATCTATAACATTGTTCCACGTGACACCAACGCTGTCGCGGCTTACTTTGATGACCAATACTGGCTACATTTCCCAAATAGTGGGGATACGCTTAGATATTATGTTGACAAGAAAGCGTGGGTTAAAGATACCTACACACCATTTAATATCTTTGGTGGTATTTTTAAATACATTAACGAAAGCGGTAAATTAAGATTTATTACCAACCTTTCTCAGTTTGAAACAAGCGATGCTTTTAAGATTTTTGATGTTGAAGTAGATTACTCATTACCTACTGACTTAACTAAGAACATTGTTTCTAAGTTTACAACGTCTTATCTTAATCAAAACTATCCATTCCACTTAAAGAACTATAAAGAAGCAAAGTTTGACTTTGCTATTCAAAACGAATACAATACGTCAAATGAGAACTTGCCTGTTTCTAACTACGCTGAAAGTAATATTTATATTCAATTTGATGTCAATTTAATAGATAGACACGTCTATTCTTTAACATTATTAGCAAATGAGATAATTACACCCGCAGATTATATTGTTGAAATTGATGGCGTCGAAGTTAAAAATGACGGTCTTATTGAAAACAGTATTCCAGGAAGTGCTTTGGGTAATTTAACTCCAATTACGTTTACATCCAATAAAACAGGAAATGCAACCGTTAAAATTACAATTTATGAAACAGGAACAGAATTAGGTGCTATTGCAACATTAAATATTTCTCAGGAAGACATTAAACTCTACGACTCAACATACGACCACACCGTGACATTTAACACTCTTGTGCTATCCGAAGAAGGAACACTTAACGTTGACCCAATCGACAGTTATACCGAAGCAGACGTTGAAATACCGATTGACTTAGGTACACGTACAGGAAACTGGACGTTTGGAACCAGCAACTTTGGAAACGTAATTGTTGCGATAAAAACAGTAAAATTGGCTGGAAGAGGGTATAACAATAAGGTAAGTGTTATTGAAGACAGCAAGTCAAAATGGACACTTGAAAGTTTAGGGATAACCTATAAGATGAAAAAAGCGAGGTCTAGATAATGGCAATCATAACAAACCTACGCAAATGGCGGAATGGAGAGGTCATAAATGCACGCGACTACGTTTATGAAAGAGACCTAATAGTCGCACTTGTTAATCAACATGAAGAAGACCTGACCGAGTTAAACAACATTATAACCCAAACGGGAAGCAGTGGTGGTATCTTTGAAAGGATTAGGTTCAACATTAGTTCAGAACAAGACATGGCGGCTTTGCCAAACGGAACGGTATTCTACAACCCAGATAAAAGAACGATTGCGTATAAATGTGAGTTCGGACATATTCACAATATTAACCAAGAAGTTCAAGAAATCGGTAAGAATGACGAACCAGCAAACGTTATACTACCCGCAGGAACGGTGGTCGCATGGGCAGGCGCGACGGGTGCGAACAAACTCTTTGTCAAAGCAGACGCGTCAAACCCAAACCTTTCTAAAATAGTTGGTGTTCTACACCACCCAGTTGGCAAAAATGAATTTAGTCCCGTTGCGGTATTCGCAGAAATTGAAATTGAAGATTTCAGAGAAATTATGGAAAGCGGAAGCGACTCAGGATTAATAGAGGGTCAAAAACTGTATCTATCATATACAGTTGCAGGTAAATACTCAACGACGGCGCCGCCAAGACCAAATGCAGATATCTGGGTGGCTTCGATTACAAGTATCAATCTAAGCAGTCACAAAGGTAAGATATTCGTATACCCACAAAAAGAAGTTATGAATTACATAGGAGATGTGGTTAAAGCAAGTGAAACACAACCCTCTCCGTTTCTGGACACAGACATCTGGATACATATTCTTTAAGGAGGAATTATGGATTATACAGCGATGAAAAAAGACGAATTGTTATCGAGAGTATTTGACTTAGAACACAAAATTGAGGAACAAAAACACCTAGCGTCAGCAGTTGAAGCAAAAGATAAAGAAATTATAGAACTCAAAAAACAACTTGAAGGTGCAAAATTAGAGGCGCGTGAAGGTTCTAAAAACATTGTGTCAGCCAAAGACGCAGAAATTTCAAGACTTAAAACAGAGTTAGAACAAAAGAGACCGCTTGCAAATAGCGCAGAAACCCTTAAAAAAGATTTAGATAAAGCCATTGCTATCGGAAACAGTTATATTAATAACTTCCGCAGTTATCTAAAAGCCCAACAAGGTGCATTAGAAATGGCGATTGAATTAGAAACATTGTTAACGGAAAAGATAAAGGGAAAGGAGTAATGTATGGCAAATAAAAATATTTTATTAAAAAGAAACAACGGTGGAACAATCGACGTATTGTATCCACAAACGACACCCGAAAACGTTTTGGGTTTATTAACAGACGGAAAAATATCAGTAGGATTACTACCAAACACTGTTTTTGATAGTTTACACTTTTATGGAACTATAAGCGGTGCGGCGGCTAACAATGATATACATGCCGCATTTTCAGGCGCCGTTACTGCGGCGGCTGGTTTTACACCACCGCGTTCTCCTGTTGGTTTTTATTGGGTTATAAACACGGCGGGAACTTTAACTGACGTCACTGGAATTAACGCAGGTGGTTCAATTTATATTACAACAGTATCACAGCACGTCGAGGGTGGAACATCAACAGGTAGCACAGGTCTTTTAGAAGTAGGCGACTGGGTTGTTATTACTGCTTTTTCTGGTGCTGGAACCTTGGCAAGTCCTTATACTTTTGAAATATCACCGATTAATAATACTTATGAAGCCGCTACTTCGAGTGTGGCTGGTATCGTTACATTATCTAACGCGACTGCTACCACCTCAATGAACGGTAGTTCAAAAGTTATTACCGAAGACGTATTGTTTGATACGATTGGAACTGCCGCAGGCAAAATCGCGGCTGGTGACCACTTACACGCAGGTGTGTATCAACCATTAGACGGAGATTTAACCGCTATTGCAGGTTTGGCAGGAACTTCTGGTTTCTTAAAGAAAACTGCGGCTGATACGTATACATTAGACACTAACACATATTTAACATCACAAAGTCAAGACTTTGCAACGGTCACGGTCACAGATACAGACTCTGGACACACCTATGCAAGCACAGGTTCCGCAGTTGCAGATGCAACCGCAGACACATTAACCTTGGTTGATGGTGACGGTATTGATATTGATGTGTCGACGACAACCGATGCAATTCGTATTCAACACACAGACACCTCTACATTAACAGGTGCACAAGGTTCGGCAGGTATTGCCTCTATTACCGTTGACGGTTATGGACACGTGACTGCTGTGACTACGGCAACTTATAATAACTATTCATTACCCCTCGCGGCTGACGGTGTTCGTGGTGGTATTCAAATCGGAGCAACACAAACTGAAACTAACCGTGCAGTTATCTTAACTTCTGAAAAAGCCTCGGTCACACTACCAAGACAAATTCCAGCGGTGACGTTAAACGGTTCTTCGTCAACCTCACCAAGTTTCTATGCTCCGACAGGTGCTGGTTTAGCAGGTTCTACCTCACAAGTTCGACAAGTTCTTGTAGCAGGCGGTAGCAGTGTTGCACCAAGTTGGGTTGACTCACCAAACATCTTCTACGATACAACGACAGGAAGCACACACGGCGATATTATATTTGACGAAGTTTAAACTTTAAGGGAGTTTTATGGCAGATAAAAATATAGTTATTCAAAGAAATAACGGTGGAACTATTGATAACGTTTACCCCCAAACTCAATGGGGGAACGTGCTCAATAAACCAACGACTTTTACACCTACCGCACATACGCATACGGTAAGTGATATAAGTGCAACAGGAACGCCAAGTTCTACTACGTTTTTGCGTGGCGATGGACAATGGGCTACGCCAGATGGTGTAGATAATTACGTCAACACAAGTGGCGATACGATGACAGGTGATTTGACCTTAAACTATTCTTTTCCAAGAATAAACTTTACAGATACAGACAACAACAGTGATTATTCTTTAATTAACGATAATGGCACCTTTGCTTTATACGACACAACAAACAGTCTTCATAGAGTTAGAGTTTTATCAGATGGTAAAGTTGGTATTGGGGCAACTACCCCTGCTTATTTACTTGACGTTAATGGAACTGCAAGAATTTCATCTACCGTAAAAATGTTAGCAGGTGGTTCCTATAACGAAAACTTACGATTATCCCCCTCATCAGTAAACGATTATTCTTCTATTCAATTAGGTGCTAACGCAACAACGGATAGTGGAACTCAGGCGGGTCAATGGGGCTTGATTAGATACCCAGCGACAACCTTTAATAATATGTTTTCCATCAGACACAACGCCACAGATGTGTTGAACATTTTGACTGGTGGAAACGTTGGTATTGGAACGACAAACCCTGCCACAAAATTAGATGTTAACGGTGTTATTAACACAAATAATAATATATCTTGGGCAAACGGAAACGCTGATATAAACGGTCAAGACACAAACTTAAAGTTTAGAACTTGGACAGGTTCTGCATTAACTGAAAAAATGCGTATTCTTGGAAACGGAAACGTTGGTATTGGAACGACAACACCAGGACAAGCATTAGATGTTGTAGGAAACATTGCAGTTTCTGGAACGGTGGATGGCGTTGATGTTTCGGCTTTGCAAACACAAGTAAATGGAAAATTAACTGCGATAGAAGCGTTTGATTTAACTCACCAAAACGGTAATGCTGGAAGTTGGACAGAAGTTATTAGTTTATCTTTGTTGGCAAACAAAACATATCTTGTGACGTTCGATGCACATTGGTATAGAACTTATGTTAGTGCTTCAAGTGCTTTGGTTGCTTCTGTTAACTTTAATGACGTTTCAGGAACGGCTCCAACAATTAGGGGTGCATTTCAATATAGTCAATTAGACAGTTCAACAGCATTAACGTTAAGTAATACAATTTACACTGCTTCGACCTCAGACAACCAAGCGGGAAATACATTGACAACACCAACAGCAATTACAGCAGTTACGAGAGCGCCGTTTATGTTCCGTGCAGTTGTAACGACGGGTTCTCTTGCCAGAACTTTAAGGGTGCGTTCTACTATTTCAGGTGCGTCTGCGCCTAACTACACTGGTTTTTATGACGCCGTGTTGATGGCACAGGAGATATAATATGTTTAATGAAATGAAAAACTTTAATCATAAAACACTGGACATGCGTGGTATTCCACAATTAGAGTCCTACATTATTATGTTAAAACAAGCATTAGCAGACACAGATTATATGTTATTTAAATGCTTGGAAGCAAAAGAAACTGGCGACACAATGCCTTATAATCTGGAAGAGTTAATATCAATTCGCAAGGGTTGGAGAGTTCAGATTAAAGAACTTGAAAAAGAAATGGAGAGCAAATGAAAGATTATAGTGCATTATTAAAACGAGTGGGTGTAAGTGGGATAGACAAACCTAAGAAAACGCCGTCACACCCAACCAAATCTCACGTGGTTGTAACAAAAGTTAATGGCAAACCAAAGACCATTAGGTTTGGTCAGCAAGGCGTAAGCGGGGCTGGTAAAAGTCCAAGCACGGAACGGGGTAAGGCTCGTAGACGGTCTTTCAAAGCAAGACACGCAGGAAACATTAAAAAAGGTAAAAGTTCAGCGGCTTACTGGGCTGATAAGGTAAAATGGTAATGAAAAAAGGATTGTATGCTAATATTCACGCCAAACGTCGTCGAATAAAGGCTGGTAGTAAGGAACGTATGCGCAAGCCTGGCAGTAAAGGTGCGCCGAAATCAAGCGATTTCAAAAAAGCCGCTAAGACTGCACGGAGGTAGTATGAAGTTTATATTGAAAGATAAGCACGTATTTGTAGTAGAAAACCACGATTTAGTGTATAACAAAATAGAAGGTGAACTCGTTTTTGGCGAGGAAATGCCTTCTGAGGTTGAGAAAATTCAATACTCAGTTAATGGAAGCCTTTATAAAGACGTCGTAGGGATGTATCTATCAATCCCAAAAGACGATATTAAAGAACCATACTTTGAATTGACTATCCGTCTCTTCTTCAAAAAAGAAGTTATATCTTATCAAACCGATAAGATTGCACTAACTCACGCTATTATATTAGGGCAACCGATGGAAAGTCAATATCCTAAGGTTATCAGAGCCCTGTTAGAAGCCGTGACAAGCCTAGAGACAAGACAAGCCCAGATTATCAAGGTGCTAGAATACTTAGACACCAAAGGAGATATACTATAATGGATATCATATTAGAGACATTACAAGACAACGCCATCATATCGAACGTGATTTCGATTGTGGTTTTAGGTGTTCTGGGCATTATTGCCAACTGGATTAAGAATTCAATTTCTTCAATCAACACCGAAAAAACAGAGTTATTACGTGCAAGAACGTCCTATGAACGGATTGATATGCTTGCCAACTTAGTTGAAAAGAGCACAACCATCTATAAAGACGCAGTTCTTGGGTCTAACCTTCCTGCCGCCACTAAATCAAAGGTTTTAGAGGATTACTCAGGTTTTCAAGAAGAATATAAGAAATTCTTATTAAACAAGATTGAAAAATCTGAACCAGCCCCAGTTGCCAAACCTGTTATCAGCGAAAAGCAACAACAACAAGTCGTTAACACGATTGTCAGTGCTGGACAAGACCTATTATCTAAACTAACCGCTGAGATTACAGCAAAGAAAGAGTAATATGCGAATTGTTTGGTTTTACATTGGTTTTGTCTTCTTCTCATTGCTGACACCTCTGATTGTTTTAAACCACTACTTCCCATTCGTTACTATCCTTGATAAACCACCCGAATTCTCAGTTTCGGTCATGGGCATTATAGGACTACTTATTATCCTTACCTTTTTTAGAAAGCAGATAGTAAAGTGGACGAAAAGTTTTGACGAAGTCACGGTTTTCAAAGGCGTCGCTATTTGGTTGGTGCATATATTCCCAACCCTTTTTGCCTTTTTAATTATGTTTTTTGCTACGAGATATGCCGAACGGTTAGTTCCCGTTCTCGGGTTTACACTTATCTCTAATATGATTGCTGGGGTCTTCTTGGCGTTATATGAGAGAGAACGAGCAGAAAACTATCGTAAATGGTTGAAAAAATAATATTTACGGTAGCAGGAAAGATATACGATAAAACAATAGGAAGGAGAATTAACGAATATATGTGGTCTAAAATAGGGAGAGCATTACCATACGTCATACTATACTTAGCCGCGGCGGCGATTGTAGGTTTGTTTAACATCCTTACGATAGAGTATCGAGATGATATTCTCACAAGTGCGGAGTTCTGGAACCGAGTGATATCTCAGAACCTGGCTAACCTACTTGTGTTAATCGCTACGGTATCCATGTATATCGTTAAGTTTAGCGAGTCTGATAAAGAGTATAATGAACTTAAAAAGTCAGTTGACGGGGCTGTAAGAACGTCATTAGACAGCGACTTCGGAACCTGGGTATTCAATAAGAATAAAGAAGAAAAGATTGCTAAGTATAAAGCCTTAGTTCAAAATCAGATTAGCCGTGAAGAGTTAAAGGCAGATGTCAAAGACTTAGAAGTGTGGTATTACGGCACCGAAGAGGCTAAAAAGAAAAATGCGTATTGCAGACAACGATTAAATAAAGAAGAAAGTATTAAGAATGAACGGTTAGACAAACTAATCCTTGCGATTAATGTAGATTATGATGAAATTGACCGAAGTTTTGTCGAAACGGGTGAAATCATCCAAAGCGAAAAGAAACTCAGTAGACAAGATACTGCTGGGCGTAAGATTAAAGATAACTATACCCAGTTCTTATTCGCAGTTGGTGGCGCGGCGTTCTTCAATGCGTTCATCTATACCGCCAACTTATTAGACACAGCGTTCTGGTTTAAGTTAGCAACGAGTTTGTTCTTACTGATTAGTATGTATCTAAATGGTAGAGAATACGCTCGAAACTATATCAAACAGGTTATGATTGTAGACTTGAACACAAGATACAACATTATCAAGGATTATCTAACCTATAAGGTTAAGGAGAAAAAGTAATATGGCACAACAAAACTCACCATTTTCACAAGGAAGTGCGGGACAAAATGCGTTTAGGGCGGCTTATGACCGTTTAAAAGCGGAAGCAGAGGCTCGTAAAGCAGGTATTGGGCAGGACTACGCATCTGCTTATCAACAACTTCGCGGACAATCTTACGCACAAGGACTTGGAGCCGCGGCTCAACAAGGTCTTTCGGGCGGTCAAGCGGCTGGAACACGAAGCCAAGTAAATGCGGCTCAAATGGGTCAACTTGGTAATTTAATGCAAGGGCAAGAAAAGGCTTTGCGTGAGGCTAAGGTTGGTGAAGCCTCTATTTATAGTAATGCTATGATTGAAGGTCAACAAGCACAACAATATCAACAACAGCAACAACAATACAATGAAAGTACTCGTCAACAAATAAGTACAATTATGTCGGACACCACTTTAACAGAAGAACAAAGACGACAAGCAATCGCAAATTTAGGTGGCGACTATGACGCTTTATCGCGAGCACAACAACAAGAAAATCTATCTACTAAATCAGAGTGGGATATGTTTTGGAACAACCTTGGTTCGTCCTTTGTTGAAAATCAAAGTGGTGGAACTCCTGGATGGTTTAGTTGGTTTAGAGGAACCGCACCTGTGTATTATGACAGAGACCCACAAACAGGACAAACCAGAGCATACACATATCAAAATGGAAGGAAAGTATATCAATAAAATATGGCAATTAAACAACCAACGTATGGATACAAATATAAACCTACTGCGGTAAAGTTATTTAAACCGCCTGCAAAAAAGAAAACCACACAAGAATATCTTAGTGGACAGGTTTCTAATTTAGAAAAAAGATTTGAGGGTGTGGGAGTTAATCCTAAACAACCAAAATCTGATGCAGACAAAAGAAACCTTATTGAAAAGGCTTTAAATCTTACCCCAGACCAGAATGTTCTTATGGACATTTTGGAAGTTTTAGACCGTCCTAGACAGGTTGTTGCCAACGTTTTGAGTTCTATGGGAGCGTCCGATAAAAGAAATATTCTTGAAGCCGCTTGGGATGGGTTAGCAGGACGTGAAAAGATGTCCACCAAACAAGCACTTCAAAAGTTAACAGGCGACCCTAAATTCTTACAATTCCAAAAAGACGATAAATCTATCTTAGATGAAATTGGAAACTTTGTCGTTGACGTCGGTCTTGATATTGTTTCAGACCCAACTACCTATATTCCTATGGGCGCTATTATTAAAGGTGCTGGTGGTGCTGTTGCAAAAGGTGTTGGTGCAGTTAGTGATGTGGCATTATCCGCGGCTAAGGCATCTTCTATTAAAGGTGTCGCGGCTGTTGCTAATAAAGTTGATGATTTTGCACGTGCCGCAGGTAAGGTTATAGATAAAATTGGATATGCTTTTGACGCAACAAAAGGTTTATCGGATGATACCATTCGTCAAATTAAAAAGATTAGTGCTGAGGCAGGACAAACTGCGGACGAACTAAAACAAGCGATTGGGGATGTTGCAGACATTCTTCGTAAGAGTAAAGTTAAAAATGCTGATAGGATTGCTCAGGAAATTATTGAAAGTCAAACTGAATTAATCTTAGACGCATCAGGTAAATGGATTGCTAAAACACCAACGGGCAAGTTGGTAATGAGCGATGTTATGAACCAATTTTTTGACGCCATTAAAAAACGACCAACTGATACACTTGGCAAAATTGCAGAAAAGGTTTTAAGTGGTGTTAATTTTAATACGGGTTCAAACGTTGCTAGACAAACGATTGAAAATATAGTATCTGTTGCAAACCGATATGCTGGAAAAACGCTTTTTAAATTGCGTGTAGGACAAGCGGGTAGTGTCGCACTTCAATTTTTAGGAACCGCCGATGAAATGGCAGATGTCATTAAACATTTTAACAATATTAAAAGTACAAGTAATAAC